AATGAAGAACCTGCATTCTGTCCAATGTGTGGAAGTCCTGTCGAGGCTAAGTAATACTATGACATGGCATTATAAGGGTGAGGTTTATGACCCATCCTATGAAGACGAACCAAAAGAGTATCAGGGTTTTGTCTATGTGATAACAGAGATTGACACTGGTATGAAGTACGTTGGGAAGAAGTTTTTTCACAAACCAAAAACCCTCCCAATCACTCAGAAGCGCAAGAGGCGCGTCAGGTCAATCGTGGAAAGTGACTGGCGTGATTATTACGGTAGTAACGAGACTATCAAGCAGAGGATAAGTGAGGGTCTCTCAGGGCAGTATTACAGAGAGATTCTACATTTTGGAAAGTCCAAAGGAGACCTCAGTTACTTGGAGGTCAAGGAACAAATGGACAGGGACGTTTTAATACGAGATGACTATTACAATGGGATAATTAATTGTAAGATTCATCGCAAGCATCTAAAAACTTGCTTGACTAAATAATATTGAGGTAAGACAATGATAACTGAACAACAAACAGGAACAACTCGCAAGGTGGAGTTGTTCGAAATACTCGAAGAGATTCAAGCAGCAAAGAACAAAAAAGAGCGACTCGCAATGATAAAACACTACGCGAGGATGTCTGCATTTTGTGACTATCTACGATGCACATTTGATGATCGCATCCAGTTTCTTCTTCCCCAAGGTGCGCCCCCATACACACCAAGTTCCGAAGGCGCACAACCATCTACTTGGGCAAAGCAAAATACAAAACTTGCATACTTTATTACTGGTGGTAAAGGAGAAACTATGTCTCCAGTAAAACGAGAATCCATGTTCATTGGTATACTTGAAGCAGTTCATCCCGAAGATGCCCTTGTACTAACAGATATGATTTCCAAGAAATGTCCACACCCTGCGATTAAAAAAGCATTGATTGAGGAGGCAGTACCTGGACTTGTTATGTAAAATATTATGATTTCTTAAATAACCTTTAACGGAGTTTGCCTATGGTAACAACACACCAGTTAGAACGTCTAAGAAAAGATAGTGTAGAATTATCGCACTACATTCATAAACTAAACAAAAAAGGAAAGACGCAGTTAGCATTTAAGGTAGAAAGGAAGAGAGAGTATCTTGATAGTTACATCTCTGACCTCGCGAACTCTAGTCAAAGTATTTAAGGAGGTGATTATATCTCGCACCCCACTGTAACGGTGGGGTGTCGTTATATAAAATAAATATTATTTTTCTTGACTTCTCATTCTAAATGCTTATAATAAAGATTGTACATTGCCCCCCACTAATACTATATAAAAGACAACCTATGAATAAGGACTTATAATGCCTACCTATGAAGTACGAGATTTAAAGACTGGAGAAGATACAGAAATAATATGTTCTTATTCTTCTCTGCAAGAAAAGATTGATAGTGGTAGGTTCATTCAGGTACATAAATCTACTGCCACCATTGTTACACATACTGGAAGCGTGTTGGGTAAAACTTCAGGTGATTATAAAGATTTAATTAAAAAAATAAAAAAAGGTTCTGGTAGAGGAAATAGCATACACACATGAGTCAACAAAAGAAACAAAGGCAAGTATCTTCTTCCGCACCAAAGAAGATTAGGATAGATGACCTCAAAGTCATAGACGCTCTAACAGATAATCAAACGGTTGCCAGAGAGTCTTGGGCAGATGGTGACCATCTTGTTTTAAACGGAAGCGCGGGAACTGGTAAAACATTTACTGCTTTGTATCTTGCTCTACAAGATGTGCTTGACAAGTCTACGCCTTGGGAGAACATACATCTGATTCGTTCTATCGTTCCCACAAGGGAGATGGGATTTCTTCCAGGCACAGCAGAAGAAAAGTTACTTCCATTCGTGACTCCATACATTTCTCTATGCGAAGATTTGTTTACCTTTAAAGGTGCATACCACCAATTAATAGAACAAGAAGTAATAAACTTTCACTCTACATCTTTTATTCGTGGACAGACCTTTGACAACTCAATCATCATTGTTGATGAGATGCAGAATCTAACCTTCCACGAACTTGACTCAGTAATCACAAGACTCGGTGTTGACTCTCGCATCATTCTTTGTGGTGATTACTATCAGTCAGACTTTGTGAAGAACGCAGATAAAAACGGACTCCAAGAGTTTCTAAAAATATTGGAAGTGATGAAAAACTTTAGCACCATAGAGTTCGGTTGGCAAGACATTGTCCGGTCAGACTTTGTGCGTGACTACATCATGACAAAAGAAATGATGCAAGGAAGTAATCTGCATTAAACAAAGGAATAATATAATGAATCCTGCTAGTAGAAAAGCAGTATACGAACAACTAAAGATTGACGAAGGTGTTGTATACAAGACATACGAAGACTCTCTAGGGTATCTTACCTTTGGTATTGGGCATCTCGTTCTTTCAAGTGACCCCGAATATAGAGCAGCATTAGGAACTCCTATAAACGAAGAGCGAGTTCATGAGGTGTTTGAGTTTGACCTTGACTTACACATTAGCGAATGCTCAAAACTATACGGTTGCTATTGGGATGAATTCCCTGATGAGATTCAAGAAATTCTTGTTAACATGTGTTTTAATATGGGACGCACTCGCCTTGGAAAGTTTAAAAAGATGACTGCTGCTATGCAAAATAAAGATTGGGTTACCGCAGCAAAAGAAGGACGAGATAGTGCGTGGTATGGACAAGTGGGCAATCGTTCAGAAAGATTAATGACACGAATGGAAAACTTCAGTGAATAATGATGAGAAATTTCGCGGAGACTTTGACCGCAATGAAGTAGAGGTTGACCTTGATAGGTTCATGGCAATCCTACATGAAAACTCGCAACTCAAAGATGAAATCCGTGAACTAAAAAGTGAACACTCTGTCAACCCTTGGCAGAAGTGGATACACGCAGCAAAAACCATAGACGCATGGAGACTATTTCCTCGCGCATTCATTACTGTTTACATGGTGCTGCTGTACTATTCTACAATGTGGTTTATGTCACTTGAACAACCAGACCTTGCTCAAGCAGGACTTATAAGTACAGTTGTAGGCGCAGGTGCTGCATGGTTTGGACTATACACCCGCTCACACGGAGATGGTGAGTAAGTAGTAGCGATATATATAATAGAGATGATAAAGTAATTGATTAGGAATTATAATGAAGCGAATGATATTTCAGGTTGCTGTTGGACAGCAGTCTGCACTTTATGAACACTGCATTGAATCTGTAAAAACATATTGTAAAATACATAAGATAGAACATGTAGTACTACGCAAACCAGTGTTGCGTATCTGCCCAGACATTTTCGCCACCAATCGCAGCAAAGAATCTTACACTAAGCATGGTGGGTTTCTTCCTATCTATGAAAAAGAAAGAGCATTCGATTACTTTGACCAGTGCGACCAGATTGCAATTATTGATGCCGACATTTACATTCGTCCAAACTCCCCAAATATATTTGACCAACTTCCTGATGACTGTTCCTTTGGAGCATGCGTTGAAAGAGATATGCCCATCACTACAGAGTATGCCAAAAAGATTCATAACTATTCCCATATGCAATACCAGTCTCTCAAAGATGTTGAGTGGCATTGGACTGGTTGGGGCGCGAAGTTTTATAATATGGGAATGATTGTGATGAACAAATCTATCGTCCCGTTTTTTAAAGGTCAGGACTCTCGACAGTTCTTAAACAGAGTTGAGTTCAAAAGGTTTATTGACGGTGACGGTGCGTGGAAATGGTCAACAGACCAAACACTACTGAACTGGTGGATCAAGAAAGAGAAGAATCTAAAGGTTGCAGACATCAATTGGAAATACAATGCTTTATATAAAGGTGTGAAAGATGATAAGATACCCGAAGCACATTTTATTCATTTTTTTCTAAAGGATAAACTACCTAATGGTGGGGAAGATGTAAAAACACTAATGAGGGATATAGGTGAATGAAACTATTTAAGTACGAGAATTACGACCACTATCTCAAAGCACAAAGCGATGCTAATAAAAGAAAATTAAATAATGTCTGGGTTGACAGTAAAGTTATCAATTCCATTGCGCGTCTGAAGGGCGAAGCAAAGACCGTCTTGTGTCACGGAACGCGCAATGGTGCAGAGCAGAAAATGTTTTTGAAATGCTATCCTGATGCAGAAGTTTTAGGCACAGAGATATCTGACACAGCAGATTCTTTCCCATTCACAACCCAATGGGACTTTACCCACAGCAAGGTTGAGTGGGAAGGTTATTGGGACATTGTTTACAGTAATGCATTTGACCATTCTATGTCTCCTGAAGAAACCATCATCACTTGGAGAAACCAACTATCCGAGAACGGTAGACTCTACATTGACTACACCTATCAAGAAAACCATAACAGATCACGAGCTTCAGACCCTTTGCAAGTTAATAGGAACGAGATGGTTCCTCTTATGGAGGGGTTAGGTCTGGAACTGGTAAGCGTCAACCCAATGCAACAAAAAAGTTCTACCGATTGTATAATCTATGAGGCGAAAAGAAAGCAATGATATTTGAAAACCAAAAAAGGTTATTCATTCATATCCCAAAATGCGCTGGGATGACGATACGCAAAAGTCCTGTGCTTGCACCTTATCTTGTTGTGGCAACACCCGACAATCACATCTCTAAGAAATACACTGAAGGTCTGCATACAGTCATGAAGAGGAATGGCGACCATCACGGCAATGAGCATGCGCGTTGGAGGGACATTAGTTATCCCACACGAAGTCTCTATCGCCCATTCGCAGTTGCGCGTAACCCTTGGGACAGA